GCCGCTTGCACTGTGTTCAGCACAAGCAATGTTGGCTATTCCGCGACTACGAATCTTGGTAATAAGAAGGTAGCACACGATATTCTCACGGTGTCTAGCGTGCAGACGCCCGGTTTCGGGCATCTTGCGCGATGGGCCCTGCCCAGGAATCCGTATAGCAAACTCCTTTATGTTTTGACTGATCCTCGCGGAACAGTTACTACAACGAGGAGAATGTTTTCTCCGCCTCCGACTGGTACGGCTCAATATTACGACAGAATTGTCGCACCGTTGAACCACCATTCTTTGGCGGCGGATCCTGATCAGGTTTCATATCAACTCGGTACCTTTGCGGACGACCCCTACCCATTGGTCGTCGCCCGTCTTCAGAAGCAGATCACCGATGGAAACGCTCAAACTGGCGTTTTCCTTGGTGAGGCTGCTAAGACGGGAGCACACCTCGCGCATACTGCGACGAGGGTCTACAACGCTCTAAGAGCATTGAAGAAGTGCCGCTTTGGTGAGTTCACTTCTGCTCTCGGTATTACTGCAACTGTGAAACAAACAAAGAAATACTACTCTGGTGTACGTGTTAATCACGGAAAACAGGGTAGTGGCTTTTCGTATGATTCTAAGTCTAAGTTCTCCCGAGAGGAGCAGCAAGGTCGGTTTTCCGACTTTGCAGCACAGACGTGGCTCGAATTCACGTACGGGTGGAAACCCCTTTTGAGGGATGTCTACGATCATGCCGTGGCTCTTGAAAAAGTGGCGAATACGTTCGGCCTTGTGATGAGAACAGCAGTTGCTACTGCCAAAACTGAAAAATTGACTAATGTCAACTTTCTTTCTGGTGGTGGCGACTACTTACGCATCTACAAAAAGGTCGAGTCGGTTCGCCGTATGCGAATATGTGTGGACTTCAAACTCCCCACTGGCGTCATGGGTGTGGCAAACACGTTCGGTCTGACCGATCCTCTGTCTGTCGCATGGGAGATAGTTCCTTTCTCGTTTATTGTCGATTGGTTTTATCCTATCGGCAAGTACTTGGAAGGAATTTCCTCCTACAACGGTCTTGTTTTCCATCGAGGTTACAAAACCGGGTCGCATAAGTATTTTGCAAAAAATACTACAACGACTGGCCCATTTAAGCCCAATTGGGCGGGTGATTCCACTCTGACGATAGATTCGACGAATTTATGGAATCAGCTTGACTCTTTCAGTTTTGGAAGAGAAATTCTGACTACATTTCCGTCGACTCCTTTTCCTCAGTTTAAGGATCCCCGGAGTTTAAGCCATGGCACTAGTGCCGTAGCTTTGCTCAAAACCCTGTTTATACCGTCTTCGACGGGAAAACTCAGGTTGTGAACCGGATTTCCTGGTTCGCAAACTTTTCCTCAAAGTGAAAGTTTCACATCATGGCTCAAAGAGCAAATGTGACCCTCACCGATGCCGCTGGCACCCCGGTGAATCACGTGTACAAACCTGCGCAAACGCTTCCGAATGGCGTGATTACCTGGCGTGATGGCACTCAAGCCATCTACGCCGGGCAGAATCGCCTTTCTGTTGCTCAGCGCATGGCTGATGCACGTTCCAAGTCGACGAAAGTCGAGTGGAAGCTCGAGACCCCAGTTCTCGAAGTGACATCTCCTTCGACGTCTACGGGTATTCAGCCGGCACCGACGGTTGCATATACGTTGCTCGCTGACGTGAGCCTTGTTCTGCCAGATCGCGCTACCCAACAGGAACGTAAGGACCTGTTGGCGCAGATTCGCGATCTGCTGAGCGAGGCAATCGTCACGTCGCAGGTGCAGGACCTCGACCTTATCTGGTAAAACCAGTTTCGGCCGAACCTGACCCTGTCTAGATAGATAACTACCTAGGAGCAATATGCATAAGCAATTGTCGTCCCAAAGTCTAAGACTTGGGAGCCGTGCTGACGCCCAAAAGCGTCTTGAGGCGATGTTTCTAACCTTGTGCG